TACCATTTGGAGTCGTGCTTGTTGCAAGAACACCTGAAGCAGTATCTAAAAAAGTATTACTAAATCCTGTTAGTGGTGGGCCCAAAACAGTAGTTCCTGAAATAGTCTTTTCAAATGCTCTGCCAGCTAAGTATGGCTTTGTTTCATCATATACTAGTACTGGTGCTTGATCTGTTAATCCAAATGATAGTGTTTTCATTCTTGAGGCATCCTTCTATAATTATTTAAAATGTTTTGTGTTGATAGCACAATTTCAGAGTATGTCTCCCCGCCGTCTTTACTCTCTAGTATACCAACAAGATTATTATCGTATGTGTTGCAAACTTGGAAGCTTGATCCCCAGAACGCATCCAAAGGAATTGTACTCTCGTCCACATCTATCCAGTCTCCACAAGCAATTTTTAGAGTAAAGTTCTTACACTCGTAAGTTTTCTCAGTTGCTAAATCTGGATCAAGATCGGAGTCAGGAATATCTGGTGGATATATATTATTGAAGATCATCTATACTCCATCCACTTGAGTCAATTCCCCAAGTGTATATGTTAAAGTTTTAGTGAAGGTAGCTGAATCGATAAATCTTGTTGTGACAACACTCGTCAATTCTCCCAGCGTATAGTTCAATACCTTTGTGTACATCTTTACAGTTTTCGAGGAGTCAGTCCATATATTTATGGATGTTAGATCGGGGCCAGTGTAGATCAGTTCCTTTGTGTATGTAGAGATTGCAATATCTCTAGCCATATCAAAACCTAGTGCGGCATATTGCGCTGCCGTCATTTTTCCACTGGCTGAAATACTAACGTCTGGGATTTCTGTTTTAGATTTAGTAAGAGTCCATAAATTAGCAGATACCTTTTCAAGAATTAAAGACTCATGTTGAGATGATGTTGAAAGCGACCCGCCTATAGAGTTAATCGTTACGCCGCTATCAGCTACACAAGTCAACGCTCCTGCACCCTCTTGTAATAAAGTAAACTTATCTCCGATTCTAATTGTGGGTGAAGTTGTATCAGAGGGTACTGTGATAGTTACAGCCGATGCGTTAGTAAACCTAGAAGTGTTGTTTGCATCTATTTTGTTTAGAGTTCTAGTAGTCCCTGTAACTGTTCCAACTAGATTAACAGAAGTAGGATTAAACCCAGTCTCCCACGCCCTAGTATACGCGGAAGTCATTATTCTATTTGTCCCAGTGATCCCGGTGATTACAAATAGTCCAGCTTCTTTCGCCCAAGTAGCACTATACCATTGGTTAGAGCTTTGAGGATTCGTTCCACTTGTCCATGCAATCCCATTGAATGAATAGGCTAATGATCCATTTGAACATAGAGCTATAAACATTCCTAGTTCTGCCGCCCATGTTACCGATCTCCAGGAACACGCTGGAATTGATCTGTCAGTCCATGTGATACCATCCGGTGATGTAGCACATCTGTTGGTTCCTGCAATACCGACAATACAAAATAAACCTAGTTCAGAACTCCATGCAATGCTTGACCATGATTTATCTGATACAGTTCTAGCAGTCCAGTTGATGCCATCTGGTGAGGTGTAAGCAGAACCATTCAATCGAATGGTGCAGAAAATACTTAGCTCTGGACTCCATGTAACAGAATAAAAGTTAGTGCTTGCGCCTGATACAGTTTGAGAAGTCCATGTTATTCCATCGGGGGATGTTGATACTCCCGTTCCACTTGTCGTACTAACTGCGCAGAATAATCCTAGCACCGGACTCCATGTAATATCATACCAAGACTCGGCAGCGATTGTTCTAAGTGTCCATGTCAGCCCGTCTGGTGAGGTCATGCATCTACTCGCACCATCGAATGAGATAGCACAAAAAATGCCGCGTTCTGCGCTCCATACAATTTTAGTCCACACGTTGTTGGCTGGAGCTGCAATATCTCTCCAGTTAAATCCGTCCTTAGATATAGAAATTCTATTTGTCCCACTCGCTGCGATAGCTACAAATAGATTTAATTGTGGGGAATAGGCAACGTCAAACCATTGGTTAGCTGTAGTGGTTCTTCCTGTAAATGTTCCAATGGCTTTTAGTGCTTCTGATCTAGGAGCAAATGCTTTTGTCTGTGCGCTAAATGAACCATCGGCACTAAGAAACTTTCTTTTTGTTTGACCATCTAACAATGCTGGGGCTGGTACATTGCCAGCGGTTCCTGGAGTAACTCCATCCTCTCCCACGAAGTTAGCATTCCAAAATGCTTTCTCCGCATCAGTAGCGAATCTATGGGTAGAGTCTTGAACAATATTTGTGGGGTCGGTTTGATCTAAGTTCTGTACGTTACTTAGTCCAACTTGCGTCTTAGTAACAGCGTGTGGATTTAAGAAGTCTAATTGATGGTTATCAATATCAGTTTGAACTACACCGATAGCAGTAGCCTGTGGGCCGCTCACGGGTTTCAATGAGTCTGCGGTATTGTCTACGTTTCCAAGCCCTACAAAAGTTTTATCAATCGTAGACCATTGAGTATTATAGTCTACTCCATCAATCTTAGTGAGTGCTTGATTGGCTGTTCCTCCAGTAGTTATTCCTCCTCCTGGGTCTCCTTTAGATGCTAGTAGTTGCCATTTAGTTGTATCGGTCGGAAGATTTCCAGTGGTGCTTACTAGTGCTGCATAGGAAGAGCCATTATATGAAACACTGTCTCCAGTGTTATACGTGGTTCCGTTGTCATAGGCTCCCGTAAAGTTCGGGCCTTCCAAGTTTAGAACTATAGGGTCTAGTAGTTTTACAATTTTAAAATCAGACATAGGTTAGTGTGCTCCTGTCATCCCAAATTTGATCGTGAAGAAGAGATGCATTTAATATTGTAATAGATGGGCCGCTTATTTCAATTTTCTTAATTAACCAAACTGGGCTTGATGTAGCTGAACTCCTTCTTGCCTGTCCAGTGTAAATTACTGAGGAGGATACTACATCAAATACCGATGACAATAAATTTTCATCTTGCTCGTCGTAAATTACTGAAAGTATGTCAGATGGGCTGTGGGATGCTGTATTATATTGTAGTTCTAATACACTTCCAGTTAAATCTGTGTACCCATAGCACTTTGATGCCATTGAGTAGATTATCTGAGATTTTGTTTCATTTATAACCGCGTATAGTTTTTTTAATTCAAATCCGTCCATCCCCGAGAAATCTAGGGTCTTTAGAGCGGGGTCAAATACAGGATTAAATTCTATAACTTTTTTCATATTGTTACCCAAAAATTAAAGCGTGGGCTATTGAGTCTCCACACGTGTCCTTGTTACTTAAATTGTTTCCCCCGACAGAATTATAAACATTCGTTCGGGGGAGTCTTACGGCATTAGTTGTGATTGTGGTGCCGTCAGAGAAATCAAAAACGAATTCAATCTCCCCTGATTTAATTTCCTCAATTCGGATGTCAACAACGTATGGAGCATCTATTCCATCCGCCCCATCAATTCCATCTCTACCTGCTATGGATAGTCCTCTAGGCCCGATGGGGCCGGGAATTCCTCTCAGCCCTTGTGGGCCTCTTTCTCCGTCTTTACCATTCTCTCCATTTGAACCTTGGCCTCCGCGCTGTCCTCGCGCTCCGCGACTCCCCTTTAGGGACAGACGTTCCTCAACCGTGAGATCACTGAATTGGAGCTTCAGCGAGGCCTTTTCTTGCTCTGACAATTGAGAGAAGTGTAGGCGTAGCTGATCTACTTCTTCTGCTGTGAAGTCAGAAAACTTTGGTTTAAGTGTGTTGAAAAAATCACGATGCTCTTCGAGATCAAATCCTTTTCCTTCTTTACCTTCACGACCTTCTCTTCCTCGGGGGCCGCGCAGTTGTTCGATCTCTTCGGATGTGAGGTCATGAAACCTTAATTTGAGGTCACTAGACATGGAAGAAACGAACTCACGACAAATTGTCGCTATGCTTTCTTTCTCTTCTTCAAAAGAAAAACTCTTCCCATCCTTACCATCACGGCCCTTGGCTCCACGAATTTGATCTTTTTGTTCTTCGGATAGTTTATCGAAAGTGAGCGCGTACTCTTCTGCTAATTTTCTAATAGAGGGTTCGTATTCCTCGAAAGAAAAATCCTTACCATCTTTTCCGTCTTTACCATCACGGCCTTTAGCACCACGGATTTGATCTTTTTGCTCGTCGGTAAGATTCTCAAATTTTAATTCAAACTCTTTTACCCAGTTGCGGATTGTTTCTGAGTGATCTTCAAATACGAAATCTTTTCCGTCTTTACCATCACGTCCTTTGATTCCTCTAATCTCTTCTTTTTGCTCTTCAGTAAGGCTGTCGAATGTGAGTGCAAATTCTTTTACCCATGAACGAATAGTTTCTGAGTGTTCCGAGAAATCGAAATCTTTTCCATCCCTACCTGGAGAACCTCTCTGTCCTCTGGCACCACGAAGCGGAGAAGATTCGGGCAGAGCCGCAAACCTTTCCTCCACTTTCTTAACCAGTAGTGCGATAAGGATTTCAGTTTTCACTATGCTCCTATTTTACTAGATATTCTAGCACTGCTTGTTGTACGGCCTCGTCTGCTGGTGTTTTCTTTGGCTCTGGGCTTGCCGGAGCTGCGTTTGGTTTTTTCTTTTGTTCGATCTCTGCATCAATAACCTCATTCATGCGAGAGACTGGTGTGAAGTTGTTGGTAGCAATGTAGTACTCGTCGCCTTCTTCGTATGCTGGCATTCCTTCAAGAGCGCGAATTTGGTTCGGAGTAATTGCTCCGACAGACATCATGTCTTTAAAGTACCCAGAACGAGCCTTCATATCTCCACGGAAAATTGCGTAGAGATTAATGTCGGAGTATCTGCCGCCGTAACGGTTGTTTAGAAGTTTAACATCTGCTTCCATCTCAAGGTTTGTTGCCCATGTATCAAGAGTGTCTGTTGCTACTTCTAAGTTGGCTTGCTCTACGTTTGAGAATGTTGCCGCTGTAACATCAAAAAGTTTTGTTGGTGGGATACCTAAGAAACGTGCAATTTCCAGAACTCCGAATTGACGAGACTGCAAGAACTGTAAAGTGTTTGCATCCACATTGATTGGCTCATACTTGGAGCCTTCTTCGAGAATAGATGTGGAGCCAGATTTCTTTCCACTCTGTTGTTCTGCCCAAGAATCTTTTAAGCGTTTGAATGCTTCATCAGAAAGTTTCCCTGGGTGATAGATAACTCCAGAAGGAATTCCTGAGTTGTGGAATAGTCCTGCTGCCATATTGTCCGCAGCAATTTGAATTCCAAGAACCTCGCGCCCGTAAGATACTACGCCTTGACCTATAATACCGTCTTTGGTGTGAAAGTTACGAAGATGAAAAATATCACGAGGATTAAAATAGATAGTGCCCTTTTCCGGGTCTCCGTAAGCATAGATAAGTTTTCCTTCCGGTGTTCTTAGAGCTTCCATTCTATTGGACTCAAGAGGCCAGAGTCCAACAGGTCTGCCTACGCCATCTCTTTCGATCTCTGCGTATGAGTTTCCTTTGATGATTGCTTGTTGAACCATCATAAGACGGAACATAAATGCATTCATCTCTGGGTTTGGAGATAGTCCCAAAAGATACGGGATGTTTCCGTCTGTTACGATCTCGTTGTCACTGTCTTTCACTTCCCAAGGTAGTTTTGCAATTTGGGTTGAGATGTAAATGAGGCCTCGGTTGAAAGCGGCAACTTGCATTGCCGTATCTTCCGTTACTGTGGTGCTTCCTCTGCTGTAGAAAGCGCTGCGAGAGCCAAAGATGTATTTACCCGGTGTTGTAACTCTCGCCCAAACTCTTTTGAATATGTTCATCTTTGGCTCCCGCTGCTAATTATTCTTCGTCTTGTTGGTTATCATCACTATCGCTTGGGTCTTCGATAGTGTCAACTGGATCCC